GGAAATGTACGATTTTGTCGCATTTCTTTTTATTTTTTGAACGTTGAAGGGGATTTAAATGTGAAAGAGAGTGAGTTTCAAGGTAAGTTAATAAAAGAGTTGAAATCAATGTTTCCTGGAATTGAGATTATGAAACAGGATGCTCAGTATAGGCAAGGGCAGCCAGATCTAGTTCTTTTCTACAAGAATCATTACGCAATGCTTGAATGTAAGAACTCAGCAACTGCATCACATAGACCAAATCAAGACTATTATATTTCAAAGTTTAATGATTGGTCTTATGCGTCTTTTGTCTATCCAGAAAACAAGGATTATGTCATCGATCAATTGAAGGAGGTGTTTGTATGAAGCAGTTTTTCTTTAACAAACATCCTGAGATTAAAGATGGATCTCATGCAATCTTAGCACCTTCTCAAAAGATCTTATCAAGACAGGATTTCTCACAAGAGCAACTCGATAATTATATTCGTAGTAAGTATGCAACATCAATTGGAACAGAGATTCACAAGGTTGCTGCACGAATGATTGCAGAGAAGCAGCCAGTTACAAAAGCTGGAATTAAAGCAATTATATTTGACCAGTTATATCAGGCTAGCATTCCAAGAAAGCTTATTGATCCTGATCAGTATATTGATACTGTTCTTCCATACATCAAAGATGCTATTGGTTTTGATCTTATTCCTGAACAACCTCTTGTGTATTGTTATCCAGTTGCATTCGGAACTGCAGACGCAATTCGTTACAATCCAGTTAAATGTGAATTAAGAATTCATGATCTTAAGACAGGACGTATTCCAGCATCAATGGATCAGTTAATTGAATACGCAGCCTACTTCTTTTTGGAGTATGGAATTAAACCAGGAGAAGTTTCAACTACCCTTTGTATTTATCAGAATGGAGAAATTGTTACAGGTCTTCCAAAAGCTTCAGACATCCTTCCAATTATGGATCGTGCTAAGACCTTGACCAAGTATCTTAAACAGAATTACATGGAGGGATAAACTATGACAGAGGAGACACAAATATATTTGCAAGAATTGATTCATGCTTGCGAAACCCCTCTTGAGGAAGACGACTACATTGAGCATTATGGTAAGGCTCATGATGAGAATCCTCCAGGACCAGGTTCAGGACGCTATCCTTTTGGTTCCGGCGAAAGACAGCATCAGCATCAGTGGGATGTCTATACTCGTTACCAGAAGCTTAAAGCTCTTGGAATGAAAGAGTCAGACATTGCTTATGCTCTCGGGTTCTACAAGAAAGATAAAGACGGAAATTATATTCTTGATGAGAATGGTAAGAAGCAGGGCAATACAACTGAACTGAGAGCTGAAAAACAGATGGCAACTAATCAGGTAAAGAAAGACTTGTATGCAGAAATTCAGAGATATGATGAGTCTATCGATCCTGACACAGGTAAACATTACACTGATACACAGATTGCCAAGCTGATGAATCTTAAAGGTGAATCATCAGTTCGTTCAATCCGTAAAACAGGAGAGAATGGTAAGCAGAATAAGGTAACTCAGGTTGCAGAACAGCTCAAGAAAGAAGTAGCTGAAAAAGGTTATATTGATGTAACAAGAGGTGCCGAATTATATTTGAACTGTTCTAAGGATGGTCTTAAAACAGCTCTTGCAATGCTTGAGAAAGAAGGTTATTCAACTCAAGATTACAATTTAAAGCAGGTATCGAACCCAACTCAATACACAAATTTCAAGGTGCTTTGTCCTCCTGGATCTGAGAATGATAAACCGATCTTCCAGCATCCTCAGGATATTAAAATGCTTACCGATCCTGATCCAAAGAACCACAATAACGATATTGAAGACTTTCAGACAGCTAGAGGTCTTGGCGATCCACCTCAAATCTCACTTGACAGAATTAAGATTGTTTATGCTGAGCAGGGTGGAACACAGAGAGATGGCATGATTCAGATCCGGGCAGTTCGCGATGAGAATGGAAACCTCGTTGCGGCTAACCCGGATCTTTCTTTAGGTAATGCAAAGTACGCTCAGGTTCGTATTGGTGTTGAAGGCAATCGTTACATTAAAGGTATGGCGACGTATTCTGATCAGATTGATTCAGATATTGTTGTCAACTCCAATAAGAGTATTGAAGGTGGTGTTGATAAAGCACTCAAGCCTTATGCTCGCAATAAAGACGGTTCTTTAGCAAACAATGTATTCGGAGCTACTGTTGTTCCAACTATTGAAAGGGATCCAAAGACTGGTGAACCTATTAGAGATAAAGATGGTCATCAGATCCGTTCAGCAATTAATATTGTTGGTACAAATGATGGAGATGCTCATGTTGAAGGTAGATGGGGAAAGTGGAGTAAGAATCTCCCAGCTCAGTTCCTTGCAAAGCAGTCTCTTCCACTTGTTACTCAGCAGTTAAAGTTGCAAACAGAGGCATCAGATGACAACCTCTCTGACATACTCAAGGTGAATAACCCAACTGTCAGAAGAAAGCTGCTTATTGATTACGCAGACCAGGCTGATAGGGCTGCATGTGATCTCAAAGCAGCTCCAATTGGAGGACAGAGAACCAGAGTATTACTTCCTGTTCCATCATTAAAGGATAATGAAGTCTATTGCCCTGGTCTTCCAGATGGAACTCAGGTTGCTCTTGTTCGATTCCCTCATGCAGGTCCTTTTGAGATTCCTATTGCAACAGTTAACAACCGTAATAAAGAAGCTTTAAGGTTCATGAAAGATGCTGAAGATGCTGTAGGTATCAATCAGCATGTTGCAAATAAGTTGTCAGGTGCAGACTTTGATGGAGACACTGCAATTGTAATTCCTATGACTAGGAAGAATACTCAAGGTGAATTCGAGAAGGTTACATCTATTAAGTCAGCTGCAACACTTCCTCACATGGACAACTTCGATCCTACTTATGAGTATGGTGTTGGGAATCCTCGATTCTCTTCAATGCAGACTAAAGGTGAAGATGGCAAGATGCATCCTACTTACCCTTACTTCAAAACTGATAAGGATAAAGGTAAGGAAATGGGCGTAGTCTCAAATCTTATCACCGATATGTATGCTAAAGGTTGTGACGAACCCGAAGAGCTTTCTAGAGCAGTGCGGTATTCAATGGTTGTTATCGATGCAAAGAAGCATGAATTGAATTACAAGCAAGCTGAGAAAGACTATGGAATTCAAGAATTGAAGGATAAGTACCAGGTGAATGCTAATGGTTCGCATGGCGTATCCTCTCTTATGTCTCGTGCAAAGAGCCCAACTCAAGTTGCAAAGAGGGGTATGTGGAGAGATACTGACATTGATCCTGAGACTGGTGAGAAACTGTATAGAATCAATGGAAAGATGGTGACTACTCCGGATGCGTACCAGATGTTTAAGAATAAATCACCTGATCTCCCTACAACCATAAAGCCTGAAACTGTTAGAGTCCCTGCTCCTGCCGGATACAAGTATACTGATAAAGATGGAAAGCAGCATTCTTCCAAGTATATGAGAGATGCTGATGGGAAATTCATTGAGGCTACTCGTGACGGACAAGTTAAGCAGAGAGCTGATGGATCTTACTACTACGATGAGGGGTCTGGAAAGAAAGTATGGGTTCGTGAAAAACTGGTGCCTGCTACTGAAGAAACATACCGCATGAACACAGTAAGTGACGCCCGTCAACTTATGAGCGATAACCCATCTGAAATAGAGAAGGCTTATGCGATGTATGCAAATCATGAGAAGGCAAATGCTAACCGTGCCCGTAAAGAGGCCCTGGCTATTAAAGACATCTCCTACTCCCCTGAGGCTAAAAAGAAATACTACAGGGAAGTTGAAGAGCTTGACAATGCCCTTGTGAAAGCTAGAATGAATTCTCCTCGTGAGAGACAGGCACAGCTCCTTGCAACATCTCAGATTAATGCTATCTTCTCAGACAGGGACGACTTGGACTCTGACGATAGGCGTAAGATCCGTGGTCAATGCCTGTCCGATGCCAGGGAAGCCACTGGTGCTAAGAAAGATAGAATTACATTTACAGAGAAACAGTGGGAAGCTATCAATGCCGGTGCAATCTCTCCTTCTAAACTGAATGCATTG